GAGGCAATAGCTTCATTGCCTTCCTCGGTTTCTCGCAAGGGGGAGTGGTCAGGTGGATTAGGCATACTAATAGGTCCTTAAGAGAGTCAAGGCTTCCTGCAGATCTAGTGGGATCGCAATAAGATCGCCTTTGCGCACGGTTACTTCTGTAGGATATCCATTATACCATGCAATAACCCACCAATATTCAGGATCGCCATAGTACTGGGCTGCTAATTTATAGAATCTATCGCCAAATACCCACAAATGATTGGCAGTTCGTAGGCTAGCTCGCTCCGCCACCGAAGGGTTGTGTAGGACAGGAGTTGCATAATGGACAATGCTCGTTTTTACCTGGCGATTCTTACGAAGAAATTCATAAAAATCACTGTCGTTGTCGATGATGGGCATAAATTGATATCTAGGCATTTGTTAATTTCCTCCGATGAGGTCGAGGAGATTCTTAAAGTCCCCTTCACCTTTTAGAAGATTATCGATCGTGTTTTCCACTTCCGCCCCACCGCTGGTTGGGCCGCCCAGTTCAGCAACTTTTTGGTTATATTGAGCAATGGCATTTTGAGTGGCAGCATAAGAAGTGCGCTTTTGCTGTGCAGTGTCTACCTGATCGAGAAATGCCTGGTTTTCCGTGATGCGCTCTTCAAGGGACGCTTGCGAGAATTCTGCGGCGCCAGGATCGACATAGTAAGGAAAGGCTTTGGCTGATGTGTCGGTGGTTCCTCCAAACTTCCAACTATCGCCATCCTTTACCCATCCCACCATGTGTTCATGAATTACAGAAAAGTCCATTTGGATTTCTATAAATTTAGGAAGAATGTTGTTGGACGGGATGATATCCTTCCGATCTGGGGGGTTGTTAGCTGCCAACTCAAAAACACCACCTTCCGAGCTTTCTAGATTGTGGGAAATACTTACATTTTTAATAATTCCCAAGAGCCCTGTATCCGTGTTCGCGGTTGTCGATGTAGCTATGGTGCTACCAACCATCGCGGTACCGGTAGCTGTGCCGTTACGGATTAAGTTGGACATCTGTAATCTAACAAGAGGGGATTGATTAATAGTTTGAGCTTCATTAGCCTTGGTATAGGTGGGATAAAGCATCTGTATAAACCTCTGGAGTCTCATTAAGTTCTCTAAGGCCTCACCTTCAGTGGCGGCCACGATTTTCCATCCTAATGAAAGAGTGCGACTAGTCTGTTTAAACATGTGGATCGGGTCGCCGCGCCCATACACATTCTCACTACTCCAGTCACTGCTGTATGTTTCATTAAAAGCTGTCAAAAAAGCTTTAAATCGAACTGCCTTGTCGGTGGGAACATGAACCAGGTTGATGGTCAGGCCTCGATTGGCGAGTGAGTCGGTTCCATCCACATAATAATTTGGCGTAGATGCAACAGTGGCTTTGGGAAGAGGAACTTCTGTGGGCCTACTGTATTGACCAGTGCTTCCGGCCGCGGCTTGCAAAGTCACATCCGTTGCGGCTGCTTCGAACGTTGCCTTGCGGTCCACGCTGCTGAAACGTCCAACATCGAATGCTGCCGTTTCATCGTCTTTAAAAAATCCCATTTATCATTCTCTCCTTAAAATACTCTATCTTATGGGGCGACCACGACCTTGAGACGCGGCTTGGTTACCTGCAGCACGAGAGTCATCACCTATCTTAACTACTTGGTCTTTAAACATTTCATTGTCAAATTCTATTTTTATAACATGTGTAGTGCTCCCGCCACCCCCACCGGCTGCCGCGGCAGTACGATTAGCCGCCGGAACACCGCCGGCTCCTATAAGGGCGCGGGCAGCTTTGGCTGCAGTGGCGGTTGACTGCATGGTCAAACTCAAAGCCATAGCCTTAAAGGAAGGCACGTCATCCATCGCATCTGCCACTGCTCTGATTGCTTTTGCAACTGCGCGAATCTCGCCAACCTTAACCTCTGACAAAGCCGTCGTAAAATCTGCGATAGATCTTAACTTACTATCTCTAATCAAAAAGAGCCCCAAAGCCATCGCCCCAAAGCCGATACCCATAGCGGCCAGTCCTACGCCGGCCATGACCATAAAAGGGGCGCCCAAGACGAGAGCCGTAGCAAAACCCACAAATGCTAGCATTTTCTCTAAGCTTATTGCCTCAAACATTAATGCGAGACCTTGACCCATCAGACCAATGGCGGCGGCTGCGGCGCTGAATGAAAGCATCAGCGCGCTGCCTGACAGGGCAATACTGGCCAATGCGGGAGCGACGGTAGCGAGGCTGGCACCGAGAGACCTCAGCCCAAGAGCCGGTTTTTTAGAAGCTCTACCCAAAGCAAACATAGCAGTCGCTAACGCAAATACCCCAATCACTAATTTAGAAGGCGATGCAAACATCATTACGGCGGCAAATGCCGCTAAGGCCGGAATAATACCAAACATAAGACTACGACCGCTCGTTTTGCTGGCTGCTCCCACCGCCGTCTCTGACATTGCCAAATCATAGTTGGTCTTGGTTAGCTGCTTTTTGCTCAATGCGGCGGCTTGTAACTGTACTTGCATGGCAAGCAATTGTGTTTGAGAGCGCGCCATCGATGCCATGTTTATCCCTTGTGCAATGGTGAGGCCGAAAGTGGCGGCCTTTAAGGCAAAATATCCAGCAATTACCAATTGTACAACATCTTTGTTTTTTAAAACGGCTTTGGTGAACTCGTTGAGGTGTTTAGCTAGTCCTAGAAACGCGTCGGCATTATCAGCAATAATAGCATTGAAGGCTTCCTGTACGCTCATGGCGGCTTGGGCTCTTGTCTTCATCTCTATAATTTCTTCCGCGGATTGATTAGTCGCGCCGCCAAGCATATCCATATTGCCCGACATTAAAAGAGCGAGATCGCCCACATCTGAAAGCCCCAGTGAATCAGCATAAAATTGTTTTTGGTAATAGGACATGTCGTCAAAAGATAGCCCGGCAGCATCGAGAGAATCTTTAATCATCATAAAGCGTTCTGCAGGATCAGTCGCCATCATCATATCCATGGCATTGACAAAATTTCCACCCAAAGCAGCGTTAAGTTTTCCGGTCATCTCCGCGGCTGACTCAAAAGTATCAAACTTATTGGCCAACGCTAGGACTTTTTCCATTTCAAACCCAGTGAGCTTGGAAATTCGGGCCACATCTTTAAATGCGCGAACGCCGGTCTCTCCAAATTTAGCAAATTGATTTGACATGCTGGCAAACTTAGACGATAGTTCTGCGGGTGCTAACCCTAAAGCTTTGGAAGTAGAGAGTAATTCTCGCGATACGCGATCAGCACCTGCGGCCGATTCGCCAAAGAACTTCATAGAAGCCTGCATTCCCCGACCCAAATCGTCAAAAGCCACACCCTGCTCGTGCGCTAAGGCAGCAGTGTTACTTAATGCCTTTTGTTGAGAGCGAGAAAGCATCGTAAAATCAGTGGTAAGTTTTGATAAAGAAGTGTGGGCTGCAGTAACATCGTCAATTGATACCCCATACTCATTCATTTGGCGCGTCTGGTCTACGAGCATCTCGGTGTACTTCTCACCAAACTGGAACTGGCGTTCAAAAGCTTTGGTTGCTTTATCCACGGACATAACGATATCTATAATGCCAGATTTAAGTTTTCCAAACCCTTTATCTAGTATACCCATGCCACCTTTAAAAGCAGCATTAAGGGCCATTTGACCTCCGAGGTTTTCCCTCAAAGCAACACCCATCTTTTTAGCCAATTTATATGACTTATCACCCAACACTGCTTGTGTGGCGCTTTCCTCATTTATTTCGCGAACTATCCCCACCGTTTCAGTTAGAGCTACCTTCTTTTGTTCGAGTTGGTGTAGCAGTTGGCGAACGGCGGCGACTTCAGCATCATCAGCCTCTTTGGATTGAAGTCGCGTTTTGAGCGTCTCTTTGAGGACTTTCTGTTGATTTTCGATAACATCTAGATGTAGTTTAGAGATCTCAGCGCGTGCATCATCATAGCCAGCTACCTTCTCTAAAGTGTCAGCATAAGCCAACATCTGCTCGTTTTGTTTATATAACTCTTCCGTGGTTTTTGTGCTAGCGCCTAAAGCGGCATCAATAGCCTTCTTAAGCGTTTCAGCAGCTTTAGTTGCATCACCACCTTCGGGAGAATCAGGATTGTCGGTTTCGTCAGCCACGGAGAGCCCTCTCGTTGATTATATAATAAATAGTAATGTAAAAAAAAGACAAAGCAATATGCTTTGTCTTATTTGGGGGATGAGCCCATGGGATTGTTATAAGCTGTAAGCGTTTGTGTATTGGAGCCGCCACTTCTGCTGGCTTTTTCTATAGCTTCATTTTCCTGTTCTAATTGTTTAATGAGGCGATCAACAAACCATTTTCTCAAACCTACAGGCAAATTGTAGGCTTCCGAGAATGACCAGCCTCCTGAATATTTTAGGAAAAAGAACTGCTCATAAACATTTTCCATATAGTCAGGCGTCAGGCCAAAAAAAGTCCGCGGTGAGCGGCACCTCCAGTTCTTGACTATAGCCACACTCGCCACAATTAAAATCTTGTTTCATCTCGATGTCGGGCATGCACAATTTATACACGAGCCTTAAATGTCGCGAATCAACCGAAGGAATGTTGTCTACTAAGACATTAATAACTTCGGGACTAGAATCACCATTAACTGCTGCGATTATGTGGCGCAACTGATTTGTGATAGTTTTTTCTGCGCGGTTCTTTTTGCGAGCAGATTCGATCTGGGTTAAAAGATTCTGTTCATCTTGGCCGCGCAACAGACGCAAGCTCACATCGGCTCCGAGTCTAGGTAAACGTGTAGTAAAGGTTTGACTTTCGGGGTTATATCGCACATCGAGGCCATCAAATCTCCCATGCTCCTTTGCATTTAATTCATGTAAATAAAACACATGCTCGCACGCAGTACCACATTGAGGACACGTCACTTTCGTGTTATACTCGCTTCCATAGCCCGAAATTCTCGTAGCGATTAAAACCGCATTACGGTCACCAACCAACAAAGAATGAGGGTCGATGCGCTTGTCGACGATAATACTCGCTAACACACGCTCTAAAGCGATCCCCTTTTTTAGTAATGCTCGCGAAGTTAACATATCTTCTTCCTTCGCAGTCATATGCTTAATTTCAATAGTTTCCTGATTATGTAGGGGATGGTTTTCAGGATAAAATAGTCCTTTCGAGGGTAGTTCTACGAATTCTGTAGGGACTACAAACGAAAAAGATTCAGCCTGCGCTTGGGCAAGCTGTTGGGGAGGCGAGGAGTCATCCGGTGTGGACGTTCCTCCTAGCCTATCTTGATTTCTTGACAAATAACACCTCTCTTATATATTGTTATTAAACGTTAAATACTTCTTTTGTGCCTTTTGCGACGGTCGCAATCGATCCGTCACCACCGTTGGCCTCAAGGCGCGCCCAATCGTACTTCAGTGTCATACTGAGTTCGGTAAGTGCGTCTTCGCCATAGGTCAAATCACCAAATTTTAACTCAGTGATGAAAGCATTCCAGAGTGTCCACTGCTCTAATTCGTTACCATCCGCATCTACTTGAGTAACTGTAACAGATCCTAGGGCATTAGCAGCGCGAGCTTTAGACATAGAAGTCAAGTCATTAGCATTGGCTGGAGGGCTATAGCCTGCAGCCTGAACAATGGCAGCTAACGTAGCAGCCATATCTGGATTGGTTGGGTCGACCATGGTAATTGTCACATCTTGCCACGTCACCGAACCAGGATAGTAAAAAGTATGGTTCAAATATTTATGTTCTGCCGCACTAATAGAAAAGGAAGGCTTAGTTGCTGACTTAGCAAACCATGCAATTGAAGTACCTCCATTGCTGCCGGGGTCGATGCCGTTAAACTCAACCTTAAATCTAAACGCTCTTTTCGGCTCTAATAGCGCGCCCTCTGCGAAATTTTCAGACCAGAATGCCATACTGTGTTACTCCTTTATAATTTAAATAGTCCTACTATCTGTTTTAGTCTTCAAAAGATGCACCCGTAGATGCGACCACGAAATCAATCGCGATATACTCGATAGCCCGAGCAGGCTTAATCATGATCTTAGCATACATGATATTCTGATCAATGAGATCGGGGGTAGTGGTTGATTCATCAAGAATCAACTTATAATCACTAATACCATACTGAACCTTGACGTTGGCCAAGAAAGGTTCGATGAGGCCCTTGAAGCGATTCCAGGTAGACTGGACGTTTTGATCAAAGAGCACTTGTGTTGAAAGAACAGAAATCTGCTTCTTCAAGTAGATGACTAGTCGGCGCACATTGATGCGATCAAGTGCTGACTGACGCTCTTGGAGGGTCTTCTGTCCGAAAACGACGATTCCAGTCGATGGGAAAGAAGCGATTGGGTTAATGCTGGCTTCATAGAGAAGATCGCGATCTTTCGATGACAATCTCTCTGTCACGCTAGTTACAGGGATTCCGGCTGCACCGTTAGTGAGACCACCGCGGTTAAATCCGGCTGGTGCGTACCACAAGTGCGACGATTTCTCCGAACTTGCGAGGACACCCAACATCGCCACTGAAGGTGGGATCCAGAGAAGTTGACCAGTGCCCTCATCGCGGGTTTGAACCCAAGGATAGAAAGTACAACCGTAGCTGGAGTCGATTCTGCGGGCGCGCAAGTTATTTGCAGCCTGAGAGGGGGGAGTGCCTAGACGACTCGATGCATCAGAGTAGTATTGTTCGCAATTTGGAAGATAGACATTTGCCAAATCTACCACAGCCAGCGCATCAGCACGTTCTTCGCAAACATTGATTGCGTGACCTGTTAGACTATCTACCGTCAAGCCTGGTACAGAAAGCAAGTTCATGTTGACAAGTTCTGGATCAGCCACGGTGTCGATTGCACGCTTAATCGTATGATAAGCATAAGAGTTGTCCTCAGTTGGGGTGCTGATGTCGGTAATTCCCTTATTATAAAGAGGATCTGGCTTAGTAATATCAAAGCCGTCGAACCCACCCCAGAAAGGAGCAGTAAATCGATCATATCCAGCATTTAGAAGATCCTCGTAGGATCCACTGGTCACGCTGGTGCCAGCTTTACGGGAGCCAGATAGGTAGTAGTATCCGCCATCAGAGCCGTTCTTCTTCACATTATCTAGAGTGAATACATATGAGTATCCTTCGATAATGTTGGTCCCGGTATTATATGCTGCAGATGTAGCATCAACTGGAACACCAGAAGCTTGACCCAGGGAAGAATACCATAGACGATGAACGTCCATGACACTGCGATCTGGGGTTGTGCTGGTAGCGGTACGAGTCACTTCCATTCCGAAATAAGCATTGGTTGGATCGGCGAGTCCCCCGTCAGATGCGCTTAAGCGGAGACGAACTTCAGGGAAGTTGAAAGAACATGACAGAGCCGTCGCGCCGACATATGAAGAACTAATAGCGACACCTCCGATGCCATGGGCGCCGGGAGTTTCGGATCCGAGGCCGATAACCGAGTTAGCTAAGGAGCCGGATGCATTGCGTGCTTTCAGCGCGGCTGTGTCTCGGAATTTGGGTGGTCCGAAATAGCCGAAGGGAAGCAAGGTCTCTAAACCCGAAGAGCCTCCCTCAATAGCAGAATCCATCTCTACACGCACAAACTTAGAAAGGTTTGGATATTCTCCAATAGTTTGGAGGCGGCGCGTGGTGGCATTCCATTTTTCATATTGTGTACCAACCTTCCGCGCAATATAATTGGGGGAAGTTGGATCTAAAGTAAGATTATCAAAACGCTCCAAGACGACAACGTTGTTGTCTGTGTCTAACAGTTGACGTAAAACCAACGAGAACGTACCGTATTCCGATGTTGAGTTGGAAGACTGGCGAATTTTCTCAATCGATACTTTTACGTGCTTTTGGAGCCATTGGCCATGGCCGCGGCCAATAAGACGGAAGAGTTTTTGGGCTCCTGGAGCAGAGAAGGCTGCAGCAGTGCCTAGATCCTGACCAACAAACCATCCTGCGATAGCTTCTTGAGAAGGGATATTAAGCATGCGGTCGGGGCCCACGGTGCGATCAGAGGTTGCATAGCTGCCTCCTGCCGCAGATCCTGAACCGAGACCGACCACCATTCCGAAAAGTTGAGAGCCGCCTGTAAGGCTTCGTTCACGCAATTCTTGCTCGAATGTTTCACCAAGCCAATAGTCTTCATGAGAAGCAGAAGCATAGAAAGCGCCCTGAGTGCTTGTAAGTTGAGGGTTAGTGTTGAACCGTTTCCGGGCAAAAAGGTCACTATCGTCATTAAAGTTGAAACTAATCTTTTTCGTGCCATTTACGGAACCACTAACAACTACAGTAAAGACACCGTTAGTATCGCTAGCGATCATAGTGCATGCGGATTGAGCGGTGCCCTCATCGGGGCCCGCTACCGTACCTGACAATGCTACAGAACCACTCTGCACGTACCAGATAGCAGCTAATTGGCCGCCGTTGTCGCCGACAAAACTTGTTGCCGGGTCGGAGCCGCTTGGAAACACAAAGAGCCCGAGAGAACCGCCACCTACAGTGGTACTATCAGTGGGAGCACCGGTGGTGCCCCACCCGGCTCGACCGCCTGCACCATTATTGGTGGTGGTCTGTTGTCCGAGAAGTCGAATATAGGTAACGGGCGCTACATTAGAGCGCATAAATGCTTTAGCAGCATATGTTCCGTACATGGGTGATTGATAATTACCATCCCGGTAAATATCGCCGCCGGCTTTACCGGGGACAGTATCTCCAAACATATTAACAAAATCTGCATATGATTCAACCGTGACTGGTTGCATTGCAAGACCGCGAGTTGAGCGGCCGATAATCACAGGCCCTGCGGCTTGTGGGGTTTGGGGGATGAAAGAGTTATCAATTTCATTGATAAACACCCCAGGAGATACAAACTTAAAGCTTTTTACTGACATATTGTGGTTCCTCTTTTGAAAAGCAAGCGTATTTGATGCCTAATCATACTTTAAATAGTATTTTTAATCTCAAAAGGATAGGCAAGTTTCTCCTCTATC